TTAATCACACCATCAATACCCATGATGCTGAGACTTGCAACAGTATTACCTGTTATAAAATATGCCACACAGAATGTCACAACAGTTGCTAACACTCTCCATGTCAAAGTCTTATAAATTGATATTCTAACTGACTGCATCGATAATATGACTAATCTTTTTAGCCAACTCCTTAATTTCGTCATCAGAATAATATTTGTCTACTCGCCACATGTTACCTTCATAACCTAAAGGTGATTCAAACATTTTATTTGTATCTTCAAATCTACCTTCCTTAAGAGTATCGACAAAGATTACGTAGTCAGCATCAAATGCTGCTCTTGTTTCTTGAGTAGGACAAACAAAGTCACATATAACTCTTCGTCCACATCCTTTTTCAAAGTCTGCAATATTTCTCATTCTATTTGCTTGTCTCATTCTTGCTTCTGGAGAAAATTCCCAATCGTTTGCCATAGCTCTTACCTTATCTGCATTGAACCAAGCACATTCCCATTCTTTTGCTAGTCTTTCTGATAACCAGGTTTTACCTGCACCAGGCAGGCCCATTACTAATATTTTCCCTTTCATGCTAAACTACCTTTTTCCTTTAATACTGCTGAACCATCCTTGATGGCCTTTTCCATAATATTCTCTAATATCATTCCAGCAAATTGTTGTAAAAATAAATTTTCCTCTGTTAACTCATCATCTGGAGAGCTTATCAATTTAAAATTAAATGTTAAACACCCTTTCTCCTCGTTTAACGCGACATTACCGAATCTTATAACAGTTTCAATATAATCACCTTCAAGGATTCTTATATCCCATGCTTGAGGGTTATCTGTATCCTCAGCAGGTATTAATTGATAGTGTACATTTTCTTCTAATTTTTCGTAATTATTCATCTATCTTCTCAAAGTATTTGTCAACAGATCCATCACCAGGTATTGATTTTATACCGTGTGGATTTGATTCACCCCATGACCAGAACTCATTCGGTCGTAAACAAAAGTTAATCGTTACTCTATCAGATTCACCGTCAGCCTTAAAATTATGCCAAGTATTTTCTAAATCTCTGACAAAACAATGCAATCTATTTTGTTTCCAAGGCACAGTTATTGCATCATCAGAGTAACGATCACTTGTCATTGTAGTTCCTAGATTCCTTTCCGGGCTAACATACAATGTGCTTGAAAATAATTTCCAAAAACCATCTGTATGACTTCTACGATAATCAAAGTCTTTATGGAAATAACTAAGAGTCATGGTAAACATAGGATTATAAGGTGATATATCTTTATAGCCTAGCTGTGTTCTAAAATTTAGTATGTGACCATAATATTTTTTAGCCATACTCTCACCAAATTCTATAGACCATTTAGGAGAGTCATCAGGTACCCAATCTGGATACCTAGATGTCTCATCAACTATTCTAAGTTTTATATACTTACCTGTATGATCAAAGAACCAATTATATTTTACACAGGTTCTTTTTTCTATTTCAATATTGTTCTGATGTTCCTTGGCATAATCAATAACTTGATTAAAGTCTGATTCATCAAGAAAATCATCTACAATAAGATGAGGCCAATATTGTTTAATTAAATTAACTTTCATCCTCTACATCTATTTCTATGACATTATCAGAAGTTATTGAAAATGCATCTCTTACCCTTTCCTTGAAATCGGATTCTTCAAAGAGGTCTTTCCAGAATGCTTCTGAGTTGGTTTCTGCTTCTCTAAATTTTTGCTCTGTCGATTCACCAGTTTCCGGATTGGTACGTACATACCATCCAGGACTAGGTTTAGTAACAAACCCAAGGGCAAGAGCAACATCAAGAAGACCAGACCAACGGCTGATACCACCTTCCCAAGAAACTGAGACAGGAATTTTTGATTTTTCTCTAACAAATCTTGATTTCTCCACGTTTATTATAAAGTCATAACCTGTGACTTCTGTTCCTTTTTTATTCTGTCTACGACCAACAATCCAGATGTTATCAGCAGAATAATATATACCTGTACCACCACTTACAATAGCTTTCGGAAATAGACCCATTTCTTGGTAGGTGTGGTTAACTGCAAGCAGTGGTACGTTTTTCATTTGTAAGTATGGTGTAACCATCCTAAACAATCCCTTAAGAGCTTTAGCACGAGACATATCTGCAACAGATTTCTCATTCAATGCATCCTCAAGTTCTTTCTTAGAAGCAAGGTTACCTATTGAATCAATAACTACAACAATCTTATCTCCTTTTTCAAGCCCATCAAGTTGATTCACCAAATCAAATTTAAGTTGCTCAACATCAGTAATAGGAGTGTGTAATACTCTATTTGTATCAATACCGAATGTTTTAAAATAGGATTGAGGTGAACCAAACTCTGAATCATAAAACAACATTACAGCATCATCATTTTGTTCCAAATATGCAGATGCCATAAGTAATGCAAAGCTAGTTTTAAAATGTTTGGAAGGTCCTGCCAAAACAGTAAGTCCTGATGTAAGTCCTTTATCCATATCTCCGGATAAAGCAACATTTATCATAGGAACATTTGTTTTTGTAAATTCCCTATTTGTAAAAAATTCAGATTCTGATAATACAGCTGTAAAATTTACCTTACTGTTCTTTTTTAGTTTGTCCATAATTGACATTTTGCGCCACCTCTCTTTCGTCTTTTTCGTATTCCTTACGATAGTTATTATTTATTTCTTGTACTGCATCTAGCAATGTGAATGAACCCATTGAAAAATTAGATAATGCTGCCAAGTCCTTTGGAAAACATGCACCACCAAACCCTCTTTTCTTATCTGGGCCTGGAACTTTCATGTGTGTATTACCAATTCTTGAATCCGCTGCTATTGCTCTGGTAATAACACTAAAGTTAGAATTTGTTATTTGACATAGATCAAACAACTGATTAAAGAATGTCACCTTCGTTGCAAGATAACAATTAATTGCATATTTAACAAAAGATGCTTCAAGTAATCCCATATGATGGAACTCACATTTATTTGTAATAGAATACACTCTATATGTTTCTTGTACTGCAGATGTTGATTCTTGGTGACCACCAAGTACCTGAAAGTCGGGATTTATAAATTCCTCCATTGCATTTTTTTCAGTTAAAAATTCTGGATTATATACCATTCTTTTTATCTTTACCAATGTTCCTGCTTTCTTTACAAGTTTTTCAAGTACATCTGGTGTACAAGTAGATTTAATTACAACGCCGCCATCATTATGACTTATAAGTTTTAATACAGAATCATATATATGAGTAGCATCAATGGAACCATCATCGTTCATAGGTGTAGGTACACATATAAATGATATATTTGGTTTCCAATCTATAAGATCATCAATGGTTGTACCATATAGAGGATCAACCAAAAACTTTTCTACTGCCGGATGTTCAAATCCATAGTCCACAGCCTTTCCGACAAAACCATGACCTACGATACCAATTTTTAGTTTATTTTCTCTTATGTTTTCCATAATTATCCATGTTTATACACCCATTCGAGTGCTCTGTCTGCCTCTCGTTCAAGAGGTCTGTTTTGATACCAATTACCCGTTTCACGATCAAACTGTCGACAGAGATCTGCAATTTGAGTACTCGTGATAGGATATTTTTTACTAATAGCATTACCGGCAATTGCGATCATAATTTGATACATTTTATGATACCAACCACTACCAGTAATTGTTCTATATTCTGTTGCAAGTTTTTTAGGAAAGAATGGACAATCATGATAAGATGTCCAACTTATTTCCGTATTATCAAGTTGGCCTTTTCTATATTCAAGAACCTCCTCTCTCAAAGCTTTAGGTAATCTGTCCAAAAATGTTTTACCTTCCTTTTCTTGATAATGGTGTTTTGCCATCAATTCATCAGGATTGATAAAATTACTGGACTCATTTATAAAAAAGAAATTGTATGCACTTGGATATATTGCAGGTACATAAAACATTCTTGATAGATCCTTGGTTTGTTTATCAGCTAAACCTTCAATTTCAGTATTTAAAGCATACCAGAAATGTTTAATCATTTCCCTATCAACCTCTGATATAAGTGGAAAAACAATTCTGAATTTGGGATTGTCAGTTCTACTACCAGCAGTTGAATAACAAATATAATAGTAATCACCAATAATTTGTTGTAGTTTATTCTTTATCCAACCTAGTGGATTAGATTCATATGTATTATCCAATTCCATATCATCTACATCAACAGCAACCCACTTTGACCATTTTTCAACATTATCATTAGATCTTGTTGTGCCTTCTTTATACACTGCCATTGATAATAAAGGAGATGATAAAGGACCACCTTTATTACCAGGAAGCATCGAAGCTGCTTTTAATAATTTAACAAACGAATCAAGGTCCTTACAACTATGTGTTTTATGGGTCTTGTTATCGTATGTATTTTTAAAAACGGTTACGTGATACATAATATAAAGCCATTTCTAAGTTTTTGGTTTCACCTTTCCAGGTGTTTATATAAGAATATTTTTTTATTTGTTTAATATCCTCTTTAAAAAGTGATAGTGCATTTTTTACACCATTCTGTTCGTAGTTATCTAATACAAGATACTCACATTTTAAATCATTTATACAATAATCCAAGTCAATGGTAGCCATAGCAGAAGAATGATGTCCATCTATAAAACCTAAATCAAAATTTTCCTTAAATCCTGTACCTCTCAATTGATCTGTCCTCATTTGATAGAATTTAAATCTATCACCATATCTTCCTCTAATTACATTTTGATTGCCATGTTTAGGTGATGGTCCTATAACATGTAATTCAGCATCAGGAAATATATTTAAAAGATATATCGAAGAATGACCAGCATTGAATCCTATCTCCATAATTTTTTTAGCCATAGTTTTTTCTTTAACATCGATTAAAATGTCAAATACTTCTTGACTAGGAGGTAGGAATCCCCAGCCGTCCTTTCTAGGAGCTTTGATATATGATATGTCTATTTCCATTAGTTATTAGCATTATATCATAAGTTAGGACTAAAGTAAACAAAAGATTTATCCAAAAAAGTCCTCAAGTGATGCCCTCTGTTCTGTTGACCACCCAACAGCCTCCACAATAGGATTGAGAGGTTCAATAAAAGTTTTTTCAAACTGAAGTTCGTAATCAATGTATTGTTGTAATCCAAATTCTTTTGGTAATGTGTGCACAAAGCCTATAACATTTTCATTAATAGGATTAGGCTTTTTCATATATGCAAATTTAATTTTTGTTCCATTCCTTATCTTTTCAATACGGCGAGTAAGTCCTTTTTGTTTTAATAGTGCATTATGTAATATTGCACTCCTCACATGGATAGGGCAACCTTTTGTGTATCCGTCGCGGTCAGAATATTTGTCTATATCTTTTACACCACGAGGAAATGCAACATCCTCGGCGGGTAAATTACAAAAGTCTTGTTTAAAGTCTGATATAAATTTTTGTACTGTATTTTCATCCGTATTAATAATAAGTTTAAATATTTCCTTAAATTTTTCACGAACAATTTGAGGTGTGGAAGATTTTACAGCCTCAATCCCCATCATCTTGAGTTTAGGTTCAGCATATTGGACACCTTCAGAATTATGTACATTAAGAATATATCTCTTTTTAGCAACCCAAATTGCACGATCAGCAATAACTTCTCGTTTCATAACCATTCTGTTTTCATATACATTCATACTTGCAGCAAGGTTTGCATATGCTTTTTCCAATGTTTTTTCCAATTCTGTGCACACCTTATCAAGGAATACAATAGGTTCCTTAGGTTTAAATTTATCAATAAATGCATTCATTTTTACATACAATGAATCAGTATCAATGGCGACAATATAATCCTTATCCGTTTTAAGTAATCTATTGATTTCAGCATTCATAGCCTTTTCAGCCCATTGAATTGCAAGCTGACCTGTAAGTGTTACGGATTCAGCAACTCTCTGGTCAAAGTATCTGAACCATCTATTACCTAGAGCACCGTATAATGAATTCATCAAAATTTTGATTGCCATTTGGTGATTATTTAATGTATCAATTTCATTCTCTAGTCTTTTTGTAGGTGTTTGCTCATATTCCTGTCTTGCGGCAAGCATTTTGTCCTTTATAATGACTCTATCATCATAATATTGTTTAATGATTCTAGGAATTACACCTTGTTGTTTTTTATGGAAACAAATACCGGAAGGAGATATTGTATAGTCTTTATCAATTCTAGGAAACTGTCCATCAAGACATTTTTCAACATTTGTTGAAATTGAACCAGAAACTATTGTTTCTGGCGACATATTCCATTGTACAAGAATATTAGGATAAAGAGAATTAAGGTCGAATGAACATATCCAATCATGACTACCTACATGTGGATCTTTTACATAACCACCAGGAAATGCTGTTTTGTTTTTATCAATTCTAACTGGGACAGCAACATGTTCCTTATTCAGCATTCGATATATGATTGAATCCCAAATGCCAGTCGTTCCGTATGTATCCACATAGTTTGTGCCAGCCTTGTATGCCATTGTCATAATTAGTGTAATCAGACCTAATTTTTCCTCTAGTCTGTCAACCAATTCAACATCCTTGATATTATAATCAATAAATTTTTGATAATCGTTTAGGTATAATAAATGTAGTGTTTCATGTTCTGAATAGTCCAATTTCTTTTCACCTAATACAACATAAGCAATATGATCAAGTCTATATGATTCTTGTTGCCCGTATGTATTAAGACAGAATTTTTTAAATGATTGTAAATAATCAAGTACCTGGATTCCTGTGATATCATACCAATATACAATATCGTTCATCATTTTCATTGATCTTTGGTTTGGCATTATACCCCAAGGCGACATTTTTTTACAATATTCGTCTCCTAATACTCTACGAATTCTGTTGACCAGATAATGTATATCGAATTGTTCTACATTCCAACCTGTAACCACATCTGGCGCTGTTTTATTGTCGTGCCAGAAATCCAAAAATTTAAGAATAAGTTGTTCTTCGGTATCGCATTTATAATATCGAACATCATCTCTGGTCACGGTATATTCACCACAACCCCAAACATGATATAGATTATCAATATTATTTTTTGTTGTAATTGATATAATAGGATAATTTGCCTGTTCTGGTTCAGGGAATCCTTCCTCTGATTCAACCTCAATATCAAGCGATGTTACATTTATAAGATCACGATTGAATTGTATATCATCTGCCCAGACCTGTGTAATAAATTGATATATGAAATTATTCTGACCATGTATTTGCATTCCATCAACATTATCATATTTTTTTAAAAAATCATTTGCCTCGCGCATTGTATCAAATTGGATAGGTTCAACATTTCTACCGTCAATTGTTTTCCAATCAGTTTGAACTTTTGGTGTTGTAGGAAATAATTTAGGTTTAAATGGTATTCTCTCGACGTGTCTTCTACCGTCCTTATAACCACGTAAAAGAATAGATGATGCCTGTCGGTCTACAGAAGTATAAAATTTCATATTGTGTACATTATATCATAACTAGCATAAAAAGTAAATCATTCAATGATAAAAAGATTATGTTTTTTTGCATACTCTACTTCTAGCTGATGATCTAGTGTTATACCTAAAGATTTGGAATATATTTGTGTAACCGGTGCTTTACTATTATTATTTAATAAATTTTTATTTCCATTCTTAGGGTGAAGTGATTTCCACTGTTTTCCAATTTTAAGAATATGACCCATAGGCCCACCGGCAACTGTATTCCATTGTTCCTTTTTCATTTTATAGTCTATAAGATATCTTTGAAAATCTGAGCTTAAAGAATAACATTCCACAGCAACACCTGGCATCCAAATTCCATAATCATCTATTTGTTTAAAGTCTTTTCTAAATTTTTCTGGATCTGTCAAATAAGCATCATGTTCTAAAATTATAAATCGGTCTTCCTCTTTTAACCATAATTTGCAGTGTGATGCAAAACAACATTTCTCAGGATCAGACCATGGACGATTTCCATTTCTTATTACGTGATGTGGCCAATATACCAATTCCATACCACAAACAGATTCCTCTAAGGTAGGACCTACACCAAATTGATCAACCTTATCAATCCATTTTAGATCTGAAGGGACAACACATTGTGTTGGAATAATTTCTATAAGATCTTCTACTGATTTAAAAGATTCTATAGACATTTTAGAGTATGCGACGGATACTGGATTATTAAAATCCATAATCATATATGCTTTCATAATATTCCAAGTGTGGCAGCCAAACAACTGCCTGACTGCCACGTGCTTTTATCTTATAATACTGTTGTTAAAAACCAATAAGGTAGTGAAGCAATCAAGCCAATAACGACGCCTGATTGTACGTACCCTATAGTTTCAGTATCAAGACGTTGCAGTCTTTTCTGAAGTGTTTTCATTAATTATCTCCTCGTAATTGTCATGTTTTTTAATTTCAATACTACGAGGACGCTGATCTTCTGGGACGACTACTTTCAATTTGATGACCAGTATTCCATCCACTAGATCGGCTCCAACTACTTGTGTGTACTCGGACAGCCTAAAGACACGCTTGAATTTTTTCGTTGAGATACCTCTATGAATAAATTCTCGGCCTCTAGTTTGATGCTCACCTGTTACGGTAAGGGTTCTATCCTTCACGTCAACATTCAACTCATCTTGAGAGAAACCAGCAACGGCCAACTCAATATGATAATCATCATCTGTATATTTGACAATGTTGTGTGGGGGATAGTTATCTTTTGCTTGTTTCGCAGCCATATCTACTTCTGCTAAGAAATGATCAAAGCCGACAAAACTTGCGCGTGGAAATAAGCTTCTAACGCCTGTCATATTTACCTCCTAAAGTTTAAGCAAGGTTAGTGTATACCCGGACCACCCGGCATATACAATACTATATATACGACATTGGGTTTATAACACCTTCGACTCCAAAACTAATTGCAAGTCTTGTATTGATTGGTTCAATATAATGGTATGTCCCTCTGGGTATCCATAGTAATTCGTCTGGGTTGAATACTCTTTCCCAAAACTTTTCAGCCTTATCTGAATCTTTTCTTGGGTGAAATGTATCCTCAGGTGATACAAGAGTATTATGCACTGGATTTACAGGTACAGTAGGTCTCCATAATGATAATTTTACATTACCTAAGACCTGTAGATATATAACATCCATTCTGTCTCTATGTATTCTAAAACTTGAAGCATCTGGGCCAAAGCTTCCAAATCCTAGTGCTGTAATATGGTTCTTATAAAAAGTTTTTTCCATTCTACCAAGTAAGTCCTTGAACCATTCTGGCATTGAGCCTCTTCGTTCAAGATGTCTTAATTCAATAGCATCTTTTTCCGGTTTATATAACTTAAGCTGTTTCTTTTTATTTTCTAATTTATTTAAATCTTCTAAAGGATGTGTTTCAATAAGCTTAATCCAATCAATATAACCAAAATCTTTGACTTTGTTTATTTTACCAAAGAGATGAGGGGTACCGGTTCTAACGTTATTAAGAAATTTATTATTTACTACCGATGTTGTACTTTGCGCAGAGTTCCCACTCATCTTTTTCCTTAAATGATATGATTTTAATTTGACGTAATGGGGCTACAGGTTGTAATTGTTCTGGGTACTCGACTGTAACTAAACCCCAGTCACTTAATAGAGTGGCAATACTATTTCTTCTAGCGATATCACCCTCTTCTAAGTTTGCTTTTCTACCATCTAACAAGAATAGTTCTTTAAAATGTACTATAAAATATCTACCTTGTTTATGTAGTATATGACATGATTGAAATAATTTGTTGCCTTGCCTAGAAGCAACACCAATACGTGTAAGTGTTTCACGTACCTTTAAGAAATCATCCGGTTCGTTTAATCTGACCTCAAGCATGCTTGCTGGAGACCATTCAATTATTTGTTCTTCTTCCACCTTTATTCACCTTTTCTTTTAGTTGTTGTAATTGCTCAGAGTTGAGTAGAGAAAGTATCTGCCTTGCTTTTTCATTACTATATCCATAATACTCCATTATCACCTCAACATCTTCGCTAGTTTCAGGTTTAATCCATTTTGAAAATCTTTTGCGTTGTCTAATTATATTTATAAGAAAGTCATATTGTAAACGTTTATCCAAATGATGGTATCGGTTCATTTCATTTGCAATAATTACTGTATCCGAAAAATATGAAAGACTTCTATTAATAAGAAATGGAGCATAGGACTTTTCATCTATATCGTCCTTCATGATATGTTCTTTTGAAAAATTAATTGTATTAAGATATTCGAATGGGTTCATGTGTTGCCTTTGCATTCATTGCGATACACACTCTCTGTGCATCTGGATTAATTGAAGGAAGTACTCCATGTGAAATGTAATTGTTAAATAATAAAAACATTTCCGGTTTTGGTTCTATTTCAATATCTGGGTCTTTAAATACTAGTGTTCCACAACCTTCATCTGCAATAAGATAATATATTGCAGAAAAACTATGATCGCCTGGGTGTGCATGAAAGTTTGTTCCTTCTCCATTTTTATAATCTAGACCCCAGGTTTCTTTAGTAACCTCATACTTTGCCTTTAATATTTCTGATATTTTTTCGCTGAATATTTTATTTACTTTCAAAAAATCATCACTTTCATATTTCCAAGGTTGATATATGTTACAATATGCTGTATCCAATCTTATGGAAGTTCTGAGTTGGTCTCGAGATGCTTTTTCCTGTATAATAGAAATAAGATTATCTCTATCATCCAATTTAAAAAAATCTTGATATATTTGTGGACTATTATTTAAAGTTAACATTTGCCATTACTTCGGTTAAACAAGCAACAACATTTAATTCATGGTCAGCCACAAAAGCATTTTTATATTGATAATCAGCAAGGATAAGAACTAATTGAGGTATGCTACTACCATCAAGTTTATCGTACATTTTATCATATATAGATCTAAATATTGCACTTGCATCTGTATCTATATTATCCACAACCCATCTTCTCATCTTTTTAAAATCTTTATTTTTAAGATGAGAGAACAATTCATCATAGTTTGAATTGCTGATTATAACTTCAGATGATAGATTACCACCTATGGAATTTCTTTGACACTCATTAATGATGCGTCTCCAATCAGGAGCATGTTTCATAATAAGTTCAATCAACAATTTTTTATTGTATTCTACATTTTCATTTTGAAGTATAAATTCAAGTCTTTCCAGGAATTGTTCTGCAAGTCCAACCATATCCTTTTTGGTTGTATTAAATTCATAAACACCACATCGAGAATGAAGTGGTTCAATGATACGATTCTTGAAATTACATGTAAGAATAAATCTACAATTGTCAGAAAATTCCTCAATAAAACCACGAAGTGCTGGTTGTGTAGACTGAGGATTAAGATAATCAGCCTCGTCAAGTATAACCACCTTGTAACCACCTGTGAGGGAAACAGATGATGCAAATTGTTTTATCTTACCACGAAGAGTGTCAATATTACCATCTTCTGAACCATTAATGAGAATATAATCAAGACCTAGTTCATTACAGATTGCTTTTGCTACTGTTGTTTTACCAAGACCGGCTGTTCCTGTAAACAACATGTTTGGTATCTCAAGGTTTTGTACAATTTTGGAAAATGTATTCTTTAGATTACTGGGTAGAATACAATCACTTATATGTTTAGGTCGGTATTTTTCGACCCATAAAAAGTCTTTTGACATTTTTCACCTTATTCATAATATAAAAATAAAGGGAGGCCGAAGCCTCCCCATGTATTAATCGGCAGAAGAAGCTGCACGATTTTCTTCACACAACTGAACTAACTGAACAGCTTGATCTCTAAGCTGACCGATTGTTGTGAGTTCTTCACCACGGAATCCACCGCGTTGAACGATTGTATCAATTACAGCGATTACTGACCGTGATACCCGGTTGGAAAGATCATAAACAGCATCGTGTTTATTTACTTTACCTTCATCTGCTTTTTTATCAGCCATTTTATCCTCCGAAGGTTGAATGTTTCTCTAGCGCTATGAAATATTCCAAATTTTGATCCTCATTCGAGAATTTTGAAATAAGTTTAGATGACATATTGACCTTATAATCAGCAGGTATTAGTTTTAGATTATCTTTCAATACATAAAACTTAAAATTTTCTGATGTATAAGTTCCGTCAATATCAATTGAATATAGGTTAGATGTTGAATTTTTAGGATCAACAACAGATATATTCAATGTACTGTCAACAACAGAAATACAAATTTCTGCATGTCCCAAAGTATTTGCTGCCTTTAATACCTTATTCAAAGTATTTTTATCAAGGTTAAAATTAACCTCAGCCTCAGGCATATTAATATCCTTGGTTATTGTTGTTAAAAGTTCTGGGTCGGAAAAGTAGTATTTAACTCTTGCTCTACCAGATGAATCACCAATGATAACGTGTTTTTCCTCAAACTTAAGTCTGGGCCCATCAACAAGATCAATTACACTCAGAAATTCATTTAGGTCATATATACCAAATGTCTGAGTAAATTCGTTATCAACGGTAGCATTACCCATTACATTTTTTGCTTCTGCAATGGTTCGTAATACATTACCTGGGTTTACGACAATACTAGGATTAATTGTCGAATAGTTTTTTAAAACATTTATGGTTTTTTCAGTTAGTTCCATTTCAAATCCTCATAATTAAGTAAGTACATTATATCATAACTAGTTTTAAAAGTAAATATTTTATGCAACTTTTTTCATTTTACTGAAGTTTTTCTCTTTAATAAATTCCATTTTATTTTGGAATTTACCATCAAGCAAATCTCCTTTATGACTTATAACAAATACATTGGTATTATCATCAAACGAATTAAGTATTTTCATAAGATTTTCTACACCATCATGATCAAGCGATGAATCAAATGTTTCATCAAGTATTAGAAGATTAGTTGCCACACTATTCTTCATTTTGGCTATCATTCTCCAAGTGAATAATAAAGCCAAATCTATTCTCTGTTTTTCACCTTCGGAAAAAGAGTCATAACTAAAGGCATCTCTGTGCCTTGAATGAATTGTTTCATTAAAACTTTCATCAATATCAAAGTGAACAAAGAAATCAAGAGTTTGTAAATATTGATTAATAAGTTTATTCATTACAGGTAAATATTGTTTAATAATTTTTGTCTTAATACCTGTATCTTTTAATAATTCAACAATAACATTATTATATTGCATCTGATCGTTCAATTGTAATTTTTCATCAGTTGCATTTTGTTTATCATTTTGTAAATCAGATAATTCTTTATTTGCTTTTGCAAGGTCCTTATTTTCAACTTGCATACCTTCAATCTCTTGTTCCAATTGAGTTATAGACTCTTGCAATCTATTGATTGTCATATTATTACTATGAATATTTTTCTGATGTCCTCTTATTTCCTCAATTTTTTGTAGTAGTTCACCTTGTTCATTTTTTAATTCATCGTATTGTTTATTTGTTTCATCAATACCTTGTTGTAAATCTCGTGCTCTTTTTTTAGATTTGTCCAATTGAATTTGTTTTATATTTTCAGGTATTAATTGTTCACATGATGGACAGTTTTCATTATCCTCATAAAATTTAGCATTTGTAACAACTGATTTCATTTCAATTTTGAATTGAGTTGAATATTCATTTATTTTAGCCAGTTTTTCCTCTACTGATTTACTTTTCTCTAGCGTAAGAGGTTCCGTCTCATCAACGATACGACTGAGAGATTCGTTTTCATTGTGAATATCTCTGATCTCGTTACGTAACTTCTTAATCGATCCAACCTTGCTTTCTTTGATGTCCTCATTAATTTGCGTGATGTCTCTAAGGTACTTTCTTTGTGATTCGATCTTGGTCGAAATGATGTCAAGTTTGTGTCCATTTTCTTTAATCCTATCTTTTAAACTAGATATTTTTTCCTTTATTAATGAATTCATTCTGGAAAATATATTAATGTCAAGTAGATCCTCAATAATTTCTCTACGATGACCAGGTTGTAATTGCATAAATGGAACAAAAGATGATGAACCAAGTACAACAATTTGGTGAAATGATTTGTGATTAAGTTTAAGTATGTTTTGTTCTAGTATTTTTTGATATTCTTTAGCATGGGAATCTTGATTGATCATTTGATCATTTTTCCATATCTCGAATTTATTTGGTTTAATACCTCGCATAACCCTATAGGTATTATTCCCTATGCCAAAGGTTACATCAACAAGAGTTCCTTTCTTGTTTACAGAATTTACCATTTGGTCTTTTTTAATTTTTCGGTGTGGTGAACCAAATAAAGCAAAAGATAGAGCATCAAGCATGGTAGATTTACCTGCTCCATTTTGTCCTACAACAAGTGTGCTTTTACTTTCTGTGAAATTTATTTCGGTAAAGTTATCACCGGTGCTCAAGAAGTTCTTGAACCTTAGGGTCTTAAACGTTATCATAATCTATTTGTTTTTTATTTGTTTCAATCTGCTCTTTGCTTTTTTCAGCGTAGGAACAATTTCATTATATACTATAGTCTTATTTTCATTATAGCCAACAATTCTATACTTTATAGTTTCATTGTCAAAGTATGCTGGTATAATTTGATAATCACTATCCTTCATCAAAAGATCTCCATTGATTGTGCTTCAATCATTAAATTCTTTACCTGTAGTTTTAACTTATCCTTATCTAGATCAGTATCAACTGCATCAATATATGTACTTAATAAACTATCAGTATCATCAAGTTTTATATTTTCATCCTGTACATTGGAACCCACAAAATCTTGAAAGCTTTCTGCAATTTTAAGTTCATGTATATTTCTATTTTGTATTCTATCAATTAATGTATCAAATACAAATGAATCCTTTTTATTTACAACAATTACTTTTACGAATTTATTATTTAAAAAGTCTAAATCCATATTCATATAATCATAATTATTTGAATCATCATAATAAATTTTTTCAAATAATCTAATAGGATTTTTTACTGGTGTAATTTCTCTTGTATCAGTATCAAATATATGAAAGTATTTTGGATCATCACAATCTGACCAAGAAAATTCCATTTGAGAACCTAAATATGTAATATTACCTCTGGTCGATTTTGTATGGAAGTGTCCTGATAATACAGTTTCAAATCGTGAAAATACATCTGGTGACATTCCGTCCTTACATGGAATACCTTTATGCATTTCAAAGCCCGTAA